CCAACATCAACACTAGCGTCTGTAACTCCAACTCCGACAGGAACACCTAATGTGACTCCAACAAACACTGAAACCCCAACTAATACTCCAACATCAACACATACACCGACAGTGACTCAATCAGGAACTCCTAATGTGACTCCGTCACCAACACCTTCAAGTTTTGGAAGTAATACATTTAAAGTTGAGGTTTTAGATAGTGCTAGGGCAATATTAAACGGATATACATTAACTGAAATTCCTTACATTGGAACACCGGGTGTAGGATTTACGGCATCAACTGGTACATTCCCAATAACTCATGGTGATGTTGTTTATGGTTCACACCAAGAAATTATAAGTGATACAGTTACATTTGAACTTACAAGTACCGGTAGTGCAACTCTTACAATTAGTTACGTAAAGAATGGCAATTTCTTAACACAATCAAGTGGTGCAGTGGTTCCAGGTCCTAATACAAGAACACTTTTCCTATCAGATGCGTTCAGTGCAACAACAAGTGATACTATTGCATTTATCATAGCATAAAATAATAAAAATAATATAACTAAAACCCTCTACTTTTGTGGAGGGTTTTTTATTTTTAATACAAAATACTATAAATGAGCAAAATTTTTATTCAAATCGCATCATACAGGGACCCACAATTAATCCCAACTTTAAAAGATATGATTGCAAATGCCAAGAAACCAAAAAATTTGGTTTTCTCAATCGCAAGACAATTTAGTGAAACTGATGGTTTCGATAACCTCGATGAATTTAGAAACGACAAAAGATTTAAAATCTTGGATATTCCTTATCAAGACGCCAAAGGTGTTTGTTGGGCGAGAAATTTAACTCAACAATTATATGATGGTGAGACTTATACAATGCAAATTGACTCTCACATGAGATTTGTTAAAGATTGGGATGATATCCTAATTAAAATGATAAAGGGGCTACAAAAGGACGGGTATAAGAAACCTCTACTTACGGGCTATGTACCTTCCTTTGACCCTGAAAATGACCCACAAGGAAGAGCAAATGATGCTTGGAGAATGGCGTTCGATAGATTTATTCCTGAAGGTGCGGTATTCTTCTTACCTGAAACAATTCCAGGATGGAGAGAAATGACAAAACCTGTTACAGCAAGGTTCTATTCTGCTCACTTCTGTTTTACATTAGGAGAATTTTCGAAAGAAGTTCAACACAACCCTGAATATTATTTCCACGGAGAAGAGATTTCAATTGCGGCAAGAGCATACACATGGGGTTATGATTTATTCCACCCACATATTCCTGTAGTTTATCACGAGTACACTCGTAAAGGTAGAACTAAACAATGGGATGATGATAAGACTTGGGGTGAAAAAAATAGAATATCACACTTAACAAATAGAAAGTTATTTGGTATGGATGGAGAAATTCAAGAAGGTCATGATGGTCCTTATGGTTTTGGCACTGTTAGAACATTAAGAGACTATGAGAAATATTCTGGTTTGTTATTTGAAAGAAGAGCAATTGATAAACATTGTTTAGACAAACAATATCCACCGAGTCCTTATAATTTTGAAACAGAGGAAGAATGGAAAGATAGTTTTGCAACAATATACAAACATTGTATTGACGTTGGTTATTCAAGTGTCCCTGAAAAAGATTATGATTTTTGGGTGGTTGCTTTCCATAATGCCAAAGACGAGACTTTACATAGAAGAGATGCGGATAAGAACGAAATCGCTGGTTTCATGAGAGACCCTGACGGATACTGCAAAGTTTGGAGAGAATTCCAAACTACAGAATTACCTACTTATTGGGTTGTTTGGCCTCACTCAGAATCAAAAGGTTGGTGTGATAGGTTAACGGGTCAATTAAACCACAACAACGTTAGTTAATATGCGTAGAAGAATAATTATACATCAACCCACAAATCATTATAGTAGAAGATTTAGGTATCATAATATCTTCTTTGATAATTTAATTAATAAATTATCGGAGAATCATGATGTCGTTGTTGACAGATACTACAAGAATGTTCACAAGGGTAGAGTTAATGTTGATTTAGGTTGGAGCGAAGATGAAATTTTCTCTATTGAAATGCAAGAGTGTGAAATGATAATTGAAGATTATGATACCAAAGAAACACAAATTTTAAGTGTGTCAGATGATTTAACACCAACTTCTTTAAATTTACAACAGTACGAAAATGTTAAAAAAATATTTATCTCTCAATTTATTAGAGATAAAGTTTATCATCATGTTCAACCTGAAAACAGAGATAAGTATTTTCCGTGGATTTATTTTCCATCTAACGAATACGACTTAGAAAGTTATTACGAAAGAAGACAAAATATGACTCCAATTGAAACTAAATTATATTTCAGAGGAGAAACAGTATCTAGAGGTATATTACAATTTTTTTCTCCTGAAGTTTTTCATGGTGGTAATTCTATAGGTGGATTTAATGCGTATATGAACGAATTACTTAATTATAAATTGGCATTATCTATTGCTGGAAGAGGAGAAATGTGTTATAGGGATGTTGAATATATGGCGGTAGGTGTACCATTTATTAGATTCGAATATACTACTGAGTTTATTAATCCGTTAATACCAAACTTCCATTATATCTCTGTTGAAAGACCTGATGATTTAAAAGATTGGATGAATTTAGATAGAAATGGTTTACAACACCATGCAGATATGATTGTGAAAAGATATTTAGAGGTTAAAGATGATAGTGAATTCTTGTCATTTATTTCTAAAAATGCTAAAGAATATTACGAAAATCATTTAAACCCAAAATCAAGTGTTGATTTTACAATTAAATTATTAGGTTATGAAGTTTAATGAAATACCAAAGTTTGTTGTCAATTTAGAAAGAAGACCTGATAGACTTGATTTAATAAAAGAAGAGATGAAATATCTTGATTGGGAGTTTGAAATTTTTAATGCTATCGATAAGAATTCTCATGTTGGTTGTTCGTTATCTCACATTGAGATAATAAAAATAGCAAAAGAAAGAAACTACGAATCTGTTTTAATTATTGAAGATGATTGTAAAATTATGCCGTATGCAAAATCTTTACTATCTAAAATCGAAGAGGAAACTTCTGACCTTGAATTTGCAATATTAAATCTGGCACCAACTTTAAATAGACCAGTTAATGTAAGTGAAAAATATTCAACTTTGATTGATATTACAAACTTACCTGAAAAATTGGAACATCATAGAGACATATTTGCAACAAATATGATAATATATCATAAGTCGATTTATGATGATGTACTAAAACTTGAAGAACCAAGTTTACTTGGTTATTACGCTATTGATGACTTTATATTTAAAAACATCATATCATTAAAACAAAGTTATTCACCAATATTACCAATCGGACCTCAAATAAGTAGTTGGTCAGATGTATCAGGAGGAATGTATAACAATTTTTATGTTCAAACATATAATTGGAATTTATACTCACCATGTAAAATACCTGGTGAATTTTTAAACGATACTATTTTAGAAGAATTAAAAACAAAAAAAGAACACAAAAATTTTTATTATGTCAGTTAAATTTATAACAGCAATATACAGTGACCTATATGGTACTGAATTTGGAGGTAGAATTGGTCGCGGTGGTCATTATAGAGAAAGTTTATTGTCTCTACTAAAAATGACTGATGCGGATTTTGTATGCTACACTTCAGAGAGAGAGTTTGATTCATTAAAAGATTTTTTTTACACTCAAAATAATGTGTCAGAAGAAAAACTAAAAATTGTTATTTTTGATATATCAAATAACAAATTTAAAGATTTAATTAATCAATATAAGAATGTTGAACAAACAAAAAAATCCGACAGATGTATTGAAATACAATACTCAAAATTTAATTGGTGGTGGAACGAAGATAAATCATATGACTACTATTATTGGATAGACGCTGGATTATCTCACACAGGATTATTTGCAAGAAAACATTTGGGTAAAGAAGGTTATTATAAACAAATGTTTGATTGTTCTCTTTTTAATAATGATTTTTTAAAGAATTTAGTTGAAAAAACAAACGATAAGTTTTTAATTATAGGTAAAGATAACGTTAAACATTTTTGGTCAGGAACTGTTGGTAATCATTGGTATACAGATTATGATAATACTATTCATGTTATTGGTGGTATATTTGGTGGACATAAAAGTTTGTGGGACAATATAACAACTTTGTTTGAAAACTATGCTAAAAATATTATTGAAACAGACCATACTATTCCACATGAAGAAAACATTATGTCTTTGATGTATTTTAACCACAAAGAATTATTTGAAATATTGAAATTTGACCATTGGTGGTGTAGAGATAATGCACCAGGAGAAACTCCTGATAGTTTTTTTGAGAACTACGTGAGTTTTAATAAATTGTTTGAAGAATTAAATGGAATTTATGAGTAATATAACTTTAGTAACAGGTATATGGAATATCGGTAGAGACGAATTGCAAGAAGGATGGTCAAGACCATTTCAACACTATTTGGATAAGTTTTCACAATTATTAGATGTTGATGCTAATATGATTATCTTTGGCGACGAAGAACTAAAAGATTTTGTCTTTAGTAAAAGAAGTAGAGAAAACACTCAATTTATTACAAGACCATTAGATTGGTTTAGGAATAATGAGTTTTTTGATATGATTCAAAAAATAAGAACTAATGAATCTTGGTCAAATCAAGTAGGTTGGTTAAAAGAATCTACTCAAGCGAGATTAGAAAATTATAATCCACTTGTAATGTCTAAAGTATTCTTACTCAATGATGCCAAAATTATGAGTCAATTTAATTCAGAATATTATTTCTGGATTGATGGTGGATTAACAAATACAGTTCATCCAGGATATTTTACTCACGATAAAGTTTTAGATAAATTATCAAAATATATTTCTAAGTTTTCATTTATTTGTTTTCCTTATGATGCTGAAACTGAAATCCACGGATTTAATTACAGTAAATTAAATGAATATGCGGGAAATAAAGTTACTAAAGTTGCTAGAGGAGGATTTTTTGGTGGACCAAAAGATTCAATCGGAGATATAAATGGCATCTATTATGGTTTGTTAAAAAACACCCTTCAAGAAGGTTATATGGGTACTGAAGAATCCATATTCTCAATAATGTGTCATAAACACAGTGACTTGATTAATTATTTTGAAATTGATGGTAATGGATTAATCGGTAAATTTTTTGAGGAACTAAAGAATGATGAGTTAAAAGTTAAATCTGAAACCGCAATAAGCGCAAGACCTCAATCTGATTTAGATACAAATAAGGTTGGATTATATGTTATAACATTTAATAGTCCAAATCAATTTAGGACGTTGATTGAATCAATGAAACTTTACGATAATGATTATTTATTAAAAACTAAGAAATTTTTATTAGATAATTCATCAGATACTTCAACGTTTGATGAGTATGCAAAATTATGTGAAGAACACGGGTTTGAGCATATCAAGAAAGATAACTTAGGTATTTGTGGTGGAAGACAATGGATTGCGGAACATTTTGATGAACAAGGTTTAGATTTTTATTTATTCTTTGAGGATGATATGTTCTTTCATCCTAAAGAGGGTGAAGTATGTAGAAACGGATTTAATAGAAATGTTAAAAATTTATTTTCAAAATCTTTAGAAATAGTTAAAAAAGAAAATTTTGATTTCTTAAAATTAAATTACACAGAATTTTATGGTGATAACGGAACTCAATGGGCTTGGTATAACGTGCCACAACATGTTAGAGATGAATTCTGGCCAAACAAACCAAGACTTCCACAAATGGGATTAGACCCAAATGCACCAAAAACTAAATTTGATGCTGTATTATCACATAAAGGAGTACCATATGCTGTAGGTGAAGTTTACTATTGTAACTGGCCTCAGATTGTAACAAAAGACGGAAATAAGAAAATGTTTTTAGATACAACATGGGCACATCCTTTTGAACAAACATGGATGAGTCATATGTATCAGTTAGTTAAAAAAGAGGAATTATATCCTGGTTTATTACTTTTAACTCCAACTGAACATAATAGATTCGAACATTACGACGGGGGTTTACGTAAAGAGTCATAACAATATATTTATTGTTATGGAATTTTATATTAAGAAAAATGCAACCCTACCTGTTTTAAAAATGCAGGTTGTAAAAGACGGAAGAGCTGGATATATTCAGTTAATGCAAGACTTAGAAGTTTCAACTATTTTTTTCTCAATGGTTGATGTATACAATGGTATACCCAAGATTGTTTCAGCACCTTGTTATATTGTTCCGCTTATCTTTGCGGAAGACGGTGCCCCAACTGAGTATTACATTTATTACCAATTTACTTCTATGGATACCAATACACCTGGCAGATATCAGGGTCAATTCTTAATTAAAAATGATGAGGGTAGTTTAATTTTACCAATCAGAGAAGAGTTATTTATTAACATCCAAGATAGTTTTATTTCTGAAACTGCGTGTTGTTAATTTGATTAATTGAATCTAATTTTTATATTTATTAAAGAAGGTAAATTTCACATATCGTGAAAGCTAATACACCACTTTAAAAAATATATTATGATATCTGACGAAGAGATTGAATCGTTTTTACACGGAAACGACCCCGAAGAGTTTATTGTCGCCATCGAGTACGACTATCGCGAAAACTGCATTTACAAAATCAAAGAAATCCCTGGTAAAGGAAAAGAAATACGTAAAGATACGTTCACCCCATTTGCGTGGGTGGGTGATTTACGTGGTATAAAATTCTATAATGACTCCAAAGCATTACAGAAAGAAGCGATGACCAAACACGGCATTGTTATAGACAAATTAGAAACACACGATAACGAGAGATTGGAGAAAGGTATGACCTATATGGTTAAATCTCTTAAAGGTTATAGAGAACTTATTCAGTTCTTTAGAGACGGTGGTTGTGACCCGTGGGGAGATAAGACAAAGGACAGAGTGATGATTCTACCTCCTGTTGAACAATATTTAATTTCCAAAGAAAAAAGACTATTCAAAGGTTTTGAGAACTATGAAGAAGTGACTCGACTTGTATATGACTTAGAGACGACTGCCCTTGACCCGAAGGATGGTCGTATATTTATGATTGGAATTAAAACAAATAAGGGTTATCACAAGGTTATTGAATGTATGGATGAATCCCAAGAGATGGGTGCCATCATAGAATTCTTTAAGATTATTAATGAAATCAAACCAAGTATTATTGGTGGGTATAACTCAGCAAACTTTGACTGGCATTGGATATTTGAAAGATGTAGAATCTTAGGTATTGACCCAAAGAAGATATGTAAGTCATTACACCCCGACCATTCATTCACAAGAAAGGATAGTATGTTAAAACTTGCCAATGAGGTGGAAGAATACGTTCAGACATCCATTTGGGGTTATAACGTAATTGATATTATTCACGCTGTTCGTAGAGCACAGGCAATCAACTCGAGTATCAAAGCTGCGGGTTTGAAGTATATTACAAAGTTCATTAATGCCGAAGCTCCTGACCGTGTGTATATTGAACACGAGAGTATTGGTAAATTGTATACTAATAAAGAAGAGTATTGGATTAACAATCAAAATGGTAAGTACAAGAAGGCAACTGAATACCAAGACTTAGATGTTAAGTTTCCTGGGGTATACGAAAAGATTACTGGTGACAAGATTGTTGAGAGATATCTTGACGATGACTTGGAAGAAACTTTAAAGGTTGACCAAGAGTTTAACCAAGGTTCGTTCCTACTTGCTGCGATGATTCCAACAACTTATGAGAGAGTATCCACAATGGGTACCGCTACATTATGGAAGATGTTGATGTTGGCTTGGTCATATAAACATGGACTTGCAATACCAGCTAAAGAATCCAAGACAGACTTCGTAGGAGGTCTTTCTCGACTACTTAAGGTTGGTTATAGTAAGAATGTACTAAAGCTCGACTTCTCGTCTCTATACCCCTCTATTCAGCTCGTACACGATGTATTCCCTGACTGTGATGTCACAGGTGCAATGAAAGGTATGTTAAGTTACTTCCGTAACACCCGTATCAAATACAAACAACTTGCTGAAGAGTTTTATAACATTGACCGTAAGAAGTCTGAATCATATGGTAATAAACAATTACCTATTAAGATTTTCATTAACTCAATGTTCGGAGCCTTGTCTGCACCTCAGGTATATGCGTGGGGTGATATGTATATGGGAGAACAGATTACTTGTACGGGTAGACAATACCTTCGTCAGATGATTAAGTTCTTTATGACTAAAGGTTATGTTCCTTTGGTAATGGATACGGATGGTGTGAACTTCTCTACTCCTGATGATGCCAAAGACAGAGTATATGTTGGTCGTGGATTGAATTGGAAGGTGAAGTTGGGTAAAGAGTATTATGGTCCTGAAGCTGATGTTGCGGAGTATAACGATATCTTTATGAGAGGTGAGATGGCTCTTGATACCGATGGGGTATGGCCGTCTTGTATTAACTTGGCTCGTAAAAACTATGCGGTTATGGATGCCAAGGGAAAAATTAAACTAACGGGTAATAGTATTAAATCAAAAAAACTTCCATTGTATATTGAGACGTTTTTAGATAAAGGGGTTAAAATGTTATTGGAAGGTAATGGTAAGGCCTTTGTGGAATATTACTACGAGTATCTTCAAATGATTTATGATAAGAAAATTCCGTTGAGTAAGATTGCTCAAAGGGCAAAGGTTAAATTAACCCTTGAGGATTATGTGAAAAGATTGAATACTAAAACTAAAGCTGGTAATAGTATGAGTAGAATGGCTCATATGGAATTAGCAATCAGAGAAAAGTTAAATGTGAACTTAGGAGATGTTATTATGTATGTTAACAACGGAACTAAAGCATCTCAGGGAGATGTTCAAAAGATGACGGCAAAACAAATTAAAGATACTAATTTAGTCAATCAATATAATGACCCAAAGGCTAAACCAATCACCGATGGTGTTATGATTAATTGTTATATGTTAGATAAAGATATCTTGGAAAAAGACCCTGACTTAACAGGTGATTATAATGTTCCAAGAGCAATAACGACATTCAATAAAAGAATTGAACCGTTGATGGTAGTGTTCCAAGATGAGGTTAGGAATCATTTAATTGTTGATAATCCACAAGATAGAGGAATCTTTACAACATCGCAATGTGAATTAATAAACGGACATCCATTGGGTGAGGGTGACCAAGACGACTTACAAAAAGACGTTATGGATATCACTGAGGCGGAACTACGTTATTGGGAAAAAAGAGGTTTGAAACCTGATTATATGTATGACTTAGCGGAAGAAGGTTGGAAAGAAAAATTAGGAGTTCTTCAAACCGTCGCTTGATAAGATATACCAAGTACCACCAACAAATCTGAATTCGACACAGGCATATCTGTCCATTACGATTTCGTCATAATCCTCATCAATCTTACCTACATCAGGTCTGATTGTGAGTTGTGTCATAGACTTAACTACAACGTGGTCGGTTGTTCTTGAATCAAGAACAACAACTGAAAATGGTATACCTGTTACAATAACACACGATTCACCGTTTGTACGGTAATCTAATTCAGAAACCATTGAGATTTCTGATGTGTTGATTTGCATCCCGTTAATAATTCTTCTTGATGGTATTGTTCTTACTATTGCCATAAAATTATATTACATATATTTGACGAGGCATTGCTCTGAATTTCATTTGTTTGTTTAAGTTTTCAGCAATCGATGCTTCTCTTTCCATAACTTTTTCAGGTCTCAATCTTGTTAACCAACCTTCAGCTCCTATTAGTTCTTCTAACAATTTAGATTTTTCATCTTTTGCTTCGGTTAATAAACTTGTATAATCCATAGTAATTTCAGAGTCTGGTGTTTTTAAATTTCCACTATACTTTCCTCTTACTCTTGCTAATGTTTCTTTAACATATGCTGTAAACCATCTTCTAACCCATTGTTTACCAGGAACGTTTAATTCTTCCCAAGTGAGCTCTTCTAATGGTACGTCTGTTGGTAATTTGATAATGTCTTTATTTGCCTTTAAACAAGCGGCTCTATCATCAGGACCTACATCATAATACCAATACCAAACAGCCTTTCCTTCGTAATCACTATATTGATTCCAGTTAAATCTTCCTCCTGGTGTATTGTATAAAAAAACATTCTTTTTACCATCAGGTAATCCTGTTATTCTATAAGTTAATGAACCACCTAAAATTCTATTAAGGATATTCGCCTCTTGCATTCTTATTAGATAATCAAAACCTGACATCATAAAATAAGAACCTTGATATCCCATTTGAGCGTAACCCGCTTCATTGGCACCTAATCCAATACCACCCATACCGAATCCACCAACACCACCTAACCCAAATGCGTTCCATGGTTGGTTACTAAACCATAAAAGTTCATTAACCTCACGACCCGCAGGAATTTCGTAGTTTTGTCTATTTTTTTCAAGTATAAAATAATCTTTCTTTAAAACCCAAGGACCCATTGTTTGAAGTCCTACGATTTTAGAATATGAATATGCGAATTGTTGTTCAAAATCCATTGTTCTAGTAACAAGAGCTTTAGCAACAGATTTTTCACTCATGTTAAGATTAACCAAGTTAACCCATTGACTATCAATTAACCACTGAAGAATATATTCTTCATAGTCTTGAATAGATAGTTCCATAAGTGAATCCATCATTTCATCTTCTACCTCAACACTTCTTAAAGGAGCACCCAATAAGTGTTTGACTCTAGTGTATATTTTCGACCTTTCTGGTTCTGGAATTACTGACATATCTAATAAATATATTGAAAAGGTTTATTCTATATTTAGCTTCAACGCATCAATTGGAAATACGTAATTACCCCCTATAATTTTAGGTTTTTGATTAAACACCAAAACGTTTTTTCCTTTTTGGAAAATCAATAAATCGGTATAGTATGGTTTAACTTTTCCAGTACCGAGAAGGATGATAGTTCCTTTTTTTTCATCAACAATTTTAACTTTGAATGGTTTGACTTGTGCCGTTTCTGTTTTTCCTCCGCTTGTTAACTTCAAATCTATTCCTGATAATGCATCTTCTTTACTACCCAACTTACCAACTTGTTCTATTTTAACATCTTTACCAAAAAACCTTCTCAATATTGCTGCGGTGACTTCTTCTCTTTTATCACCCATTGCATTTTTATCTTCAAGAGTCTTCATTATGTTTACAAAGGTTGAACTCTTGGTGTCAAAAATTCTATATTTAAAATAGTCTAACGCATTAACAAATCTTTCAACTTCTTTAACTTGTTCTTTAGGTGTTTTACCTTTGAACACAATTGGTTTTTTACCATCAATTGTTTTTATTACTTGGTTGATGTCGTTAAGTAAGATACAGAATGTTGTATAGTTTGTGTTCAATTTGTTAATAACGGACCTTCCTTCACTTTCTAAATTGAAAATTCCTGGTAATTCACCTTTCGGTGGATTAGCAACATACAAGTCACTGAACACTTCAATTAAGATTCTTTCAATACCTGCTCTATATTTTGTTTCAATTTCCTTATGAGTATTAAATATTTTTCTATAAAAATCGGTTTCTTCAGGTGAGCATGCTTCAGATTTTGCTTCAGACATAAGTTGTTTTAATTGTGCTGACTCAGCTAATTTTGTCTTAGTCTTCATCTCGTACATCTTACTCACAAAATCCCAATTCACAACTTTCCAAAAGTTTGCAATATATTCGTCTCTTTTGTTTCTATACTTTAGATAATATGCGTGTTCCCATAAGTCTAAACCTAAAAGAGGAAACCCACCCCCTTCAATAACATTCATCAATGGATTGTCTTGATTAGGTGTCGACATTATTTTTAAAGTGTTTCTTGTTGTTAACACTAACCACACCCAACCCGAACCAAATCTGTCTTTAGCGACAGCTTCAAATTTTTTCTTAAATGCGGGAAAACTACCAAAGTCTTTTATTATTTTCTTGTAAAGGTCTCCTTCTAATTTCTTTGGTGTTGGGGTCAACATATTCCAGAACAATGCGTGGTTAAATGCACCACCTGCGTTGTTTCTGATTGACTTATCGAACCTACTTATCGTTTTGATAATTTGTTCTAACTCTACATCCCCGTATTCTTTCTTTGATAACGCACTGTTTAACTTGTCTACATAACCTTTATAGTGTTTGTTGTAGTGAAAGTTCATTGTTTCTGCATCAATGAATTGTTTGAGGGCTGAGTAGGAATAGGGTAATTTTTCTATTCCAATTTTTTTCATTTCAGTTATTAACTGATTGGCTTGTTCTTCAACTTTTGATTCTATTATCTTGTTTTCTGTAAGTTGAATTTTCTTTTCTGTTTTGTTCATATTATTGGACTATCTTATAATAAATAATCCGTTTTTGATTTAACGACGCATTTCTTGAATTCTCTTAAGGATTTCCTCCGCAGCATCTGTCGTGTTTTGATTGTCTCCCATAACTGTGGCAATCACTTGTTTTTTATTATTTAAGATGTCGTAGATAATTCCTTCGATGGTATTTTCGAATATGGGGTAGTAAACTAATACATTGTTCTTTTGACCGTATCTGTAGGCACGGTCCTCGGCTTGTGAGTGGTCTGATGGTAAGAATGATAGGTCATTCATAATAACTGCTTCAGCGGCGGTTAATGTCAAACCAACACCCGCGGCTTTAATGTTACCAACAAACACTTTAATTTTTTCACTGTCTTGGAATTGGTCAACCGCGTTTTGTCTTTCGTGCTTTGGTGTTGAACCATCAACTCTAACCGCAGTCTTTCCAAAGTGTTCACATATCTTAGATAGTGAGTCTGTGAAGTTACAGAATATGATAACCTTCTTTCCTTGCTCAATAATATTCTCCGCAAGTTCTATTGTTTGGGCAATCTTCTCATCGGCAATTACTTGTCGTATTTTGGTTAACTTGGTGAATTGAACTGTAAGTGATTTGGATTCGTCGGGATTCTTGTCGTACCAATCATAGTATTCACCCATAATCTCCTCGTATGCTTTGGATTTCAGTCTAAGGTATACTGGTGTGATAATCTTATCAGGTAAATCTAAAACGTCTTCTTTTAATCGTCTTAAGGTAAGACCCGCGGTTCTGTCTCTTAGTTCTTCAAGATTACTGGCACCTGTAACATTCCATATCTTTCTACCACCCGCATTAAACTGATACCCACTACAATATCTGATTGCGTATGCCATCCAGTTTTTAGCGACGGGTGAGTCAACTAAACTTAATAGATTGAAGTAATCCATTGGTCTTGAAGTCATTGGTGTACCTGTTAACAACCAAAGTCTATCAACCTTCTTTACAAGGTCGTTGATTAGTTTTGTTCTCTGTGCTTGACCGTTCTTAATATAGTGTGCTTCGTCAACGACCACCAAATCAAAATTGGAGTCAAGAATTTGCGATTCAGATTTCTTTTTAACATTGTGGAAATTTTTTATAATATCATAATTTATAATAACGAAGTCGTGTTCTTGACTGAAATTCTTTCCTTCAGAGATATAAACACTTCTGTCTGTGTAGTTCGCAATCTCCCTTTGCCAGTTTATTTTTAAACTCGCAGGACATATAATCAATATCTTTTTGGCACCACTCTCAAGAGCTGCTATGATAGTTGAGGTTGTCTTACCAAGACCCATGTCATCAGCCAAAATATATTTCTTGTTTTCAACGAGCTTTTGGATTGCCTCCTTTTGATGAGATAGTGGAGGTCGTTTAGAATATTTTTCATAGTTGATAAGAACATCTTTTACTGTGTTATCTTTAATCACAGCGGCTTTAGGTAACCAAAAGTCATGTAGTTCCTCGTTCTCAAAAACTTTCCCCCAAATATGAAACGCTTTTTCTTTTTCGGCAAGTAATTTCTCAACCCAAACTTTTTCAGGTATTGTGGTGTATAATTTATCGTCCGCCAATCTTTGTGCGAAATAAGCATCAAGTATCACCCACTTCTTAGCAACCTTAGGTGTTTTGTCGTGATTGTTTATAATGTATTCGGATTGACTTCTTGTGGGATAAAACTTTTTATTTAGTTGAGATTTTCTCTTAATCTCAACGAGGTAGTTATTGGCACCATCATAAGTTTCCAATAGGGACATTGCTTTTGATTCTAAACTAATTTCCATACTCATTATAAAACGTTGGTGTGGGTTCTTCCGTCATTCCAATAGTTAATATCACCATACCATACAAAAATTTCTTCTCCTGATTTTATATTTTTTACGGAATAAAATTCAAACGTATTGTTTTCAAGATTTGACCTCCAACCCGCGTTTGGACTATTACTATGATTATAAAGTAATGAAAATCCTGTAGCAACAACTTGTTTTTCCCAAACATTAGTTCCTTGGGGCCAATTGAATCTATAGTCAAGTAATACAGAACTGGTCTCACCAAACTTCATACCGATATCAATAATAGGACAGACTTCTAAGATTTCCCCTTCGTTGATATCTTCAGACGCAAAAACCCCCAACCCATGAATTGGGCTACTTTTAACATAGATTTTGGTCGGTGGATTTATCCTCATAAAAAATTTTACTTTAAATATAGTTATAATTAAAGTATTTATCAATATGGAAAAATTAGTCCCTATTACTCGTTTAGGTAAATTCTTCGGTGGTGAAGATTATACGTTGGATATTGGTATGGGTGAGGAGTGGTTGGTAGGTGATATGAACTTTACAATCATTCTTTATAGAATTGATAGATATAAAACCAAAACGGATGATGTTTATGGTGAAGTGTTAGAAGACGGAATCCAATTCTTGGCACCTGTTGAGTTAAAAGGGTTGGTTCAAATTATGGCACCACAACACAAACTTATTGGTAATTCAAAAGTTGAGTTACAAGAGCCTGGTAATATGAAGTTTTCAATATATCAAAAAACTCTTGAGGATTTAGGTGTTGAGATATTCCAAGGTGATTATATTGGATATTATGAGACAGAGGATAGGGTTAGATATTACGTGGTGTCTGATGATGGATATGTTAGGTCAGACAATAAACACACTTATGGTGGATACAAACCGTTCTATAGAACTGTTATGGCAACTTTCGTAAGTGAAAATGAATTTAGAGGAATATAATGGCGTTTCCAAAACAAGTTAAACCAACACTACCTTTAGTACCAAAAAAAGTTCTTTCAGAAAGAAGAGAACAACTCCTTGAGTATATCAAAGAAGATGGTACCTATTTGCCTAAGTCAGTATTACATGCTGATTTGGATAGAGGTATGTTAGATTTTGTTAAAGAAGATTTAAAAGTTGTTACTGCGGGAAAGATTGTCCCAATGGTTGATATTATAATTACAACTCAAAACTGGACTCAATATGTTGAGACTGCTTTGTTTGTTGATTTGGATTATAACCCATCCCCACCATTTATCACGGTTGTAAGAAGCCCTGAGGTTAAATACGGAACAAACCCATCACTACAATACACAATACCGAACAGAAAACAATTTTACTACGCCTCGGTCCCAACTTGGAATGGTAATGAACAAGGTATGGATATTTATACAATACCACAACCTGTGCCTGTTGATATTAACTATAGTGTGAAAATCATCTGTAATAGAATGAGAGAGTTAAATCAACTTAATAAAGTTGTTATGCAGACTTTCTCCTCAAGACAAGCATATACCTTTATTAAAGGACAATATGTTCCAATCATTATGAACAATGTTTCGGATGAATCTCAAATGAGTTTAGAATCAAGAAAGTATTATGTTCAAAGTTATGATTTCACAATGTTAGGATATCTTATTGATGAAGAAGAGTTTGAAGTTAAACCGGCAATTCAAAGAGTTACTCAATTGTTCGAAATTGATAATAACAGATTGAGTAAGAGAAGACAACAATTCCCTGAAAATCCAGATAATTTTGAAAACAATTTTTTATTTGTTGTTGGAAACACAACATTGGTTGATGTGATTGATTTTACCTCAAACATGAAATTAGTTGGAAGTGAGAATATTTCAAGTTATGATGTTTACATTAATAACGATTACTACGGTAGTGACGTTAATTTAATTCAAATTACAACAAATGATACTTTAAGAATACAAGTGGTTAAGGAGGACAATAGTTTAGAGGGAAAAATTATCTTTGAAAATAAATTAGTCTAACCCTCTCCATAGATATCTCTCTTCTCCTTACACTTTTCCATAATTAAATTCTCTATAAACTTATAAATCTTAATTCCCCTTTTATCACAGTATTTTTTTAATACCTCGTGAGATTCAGGTGATATCTTTAAGTTCTTTATTTCTTTCTTTATTTTCATAGGTAGAAAAAAGGCAGAATTAATTCATACCGTTTACAAATACATATTCAAAAGTCAAGTTTTTTGTGTTATTAATGAATATTTATCATTAAAATAAATCTGCAACAGAATTAATTAATAATGGCAACAGCACAAGCAAACAAAAAGGTGTACGTTTCACCTGGTGTATACACTTCTGAAACGGACTTATCGTTCGTAGCCCAAAGCGTGGGTGTAACGACTTTAGGTGTGGTTGGGGAAACTATAAAAGGCCCCGCTTTCGAACCAATTTTTATAACTAACTATGATGAGTTCCAAGCCTATTTCGGTGGTACAGAACCTGTGAAATTCGTGAACACACAAATCCCTAAGTATGAGGCTGCGTATATCGCAAAATCTTACTTACAACAATCAAACCAATTATTCGTAACAAGAGTATTGGGTTTATCGGGATATGATGCGGGTCCGTCTTGGAGTATAACTGTAACTGCGAATGTTGACCCTTTAACAATTGGGTTTACGTCTTCGTCAGCAGCAACACCATTCACAGCAACATTTACAGGTACTGCATCTGGAGATACAATTGTTTTCTTAGACACAACGGAATTACCTTCAGAAGTTGAGGCTAACTTAAATGTTCAATACAGATTAAGTGACGGTAGTACTTCAACATTACAAGATGATTTCAATACTTACATTAGTCAAATTGCTGATTCTACAACATTATCCGCAAATACTTCAGTAATGTACGGTTCAATACCTTCTCAAGATTGGTATTCGTTGGTTAATCAATATAGTAACCTTAAAAATGTTTATGGTGTTCCAGGAGATGGTGAGATTGAGTATAATGATTTAAGTTCAGGTTCTAATGATTCTTGGTATTATGCTAACTTCGAAAATTATTCAGGTGATAACTATTCGGGTTATTCTTTTGATTATATTGTTAATACTTTATCAATTAGCGGTGATGTGGTTACAGGTACAATATCTGGTAATACATATTCGTTCTCAGGAACTGCTTACAGTGAATATAACAACATGGTTGTTGCAACTTTACGTTCAAGAGGTATTGCTTTATTTACTAATAGTTCTGCTTCTGAAAATCACGGACCTATCTATGAAACTACAGGTTTAACTATGGTTTGTGACGGAGCTTATTCTGGTGTAAGTAAAGACCCTTATGGTACATTCTTAATATCAGGTATTACTAACGATAACAATACATTCCAATTTGAAACATCATTATTAGCTTCTTCATCAAAGTACCTTACAAAAGTATTTGGTGTTGATAATTTTGGTAAATCAAGATTTACGGTTCCTGTGTTTGTGGAAGAGTCTTATCAATCATCTTTAAATATTGCTTATTCTCAGGGGTATATTAAAGGAATCAATTGTAATCTAATTGATTTACCTGACGCTAGAAGTCAAAGTGGTACATCAATTGCGTATAACTTAGAGAGATATCAATCACCTGAAACTCCGTTCTTAGTATCCGAGTTAAGAGGTAATAAAGTTTATGATTTATTTAAATTCATTTCAATATCTGATGGAGATGCTGCAAACACAGAAGTTAAAGTGTCTATCGCAAACCTTTCATTTAATAACATGTCTTTTGACGTATTAGTTAGAAACTTCTTTGATACTGATGCTAATCCAGTTGTTATTGAGAAATTCACAAATTGTAATTTGGACCCATTATCTAACAACTTTATTGGTGTTAAGATTGGTACATCAAACGGTGAATATGCATTACTTTCAAAATACGTAATGGTTGAAATGTCACCAACAGCTCCAATAGATGCAATACCTTGTGGGTTCCGTGGATATACTCAAAGAGAGTATTTTAATGTTTCTGAGTATCCATCACCTTACATACAATATAAAACAAAGTATTTCTTCCCTGGCGAAACAATTGCAAATCCTCCATTTTTTGGTAATTTAACTAATACAGAATCCGCTGGAGATATTGTAAGAAGAAGTTATTTAGGTTTCTCAACCCAATATGGTGTTGATGAGGCTTTCTTACAATATAAAGGAAAACAAAACCCACCTAATTGGATTAATAGCCCACTTCAAGAAGGGGCTCCTTGGAACGTTGTAAGTAAAGGTTTCCATATGGACTCAGGTGCTACAGTTGTAACAATCTCTAACACTTTTCAAACAAGTGGTCAAACAGCGTTTGAATGTGGTGACGCTGATTTCAGAACAGACCCTGAAACTCAAGAAAATCCTTACTACTTTATTTACTCAAGAAAATACACAGTATGTTTTGCGGGTGGATTTGATGGTTGGGATATCTATAATGAACGAAGAACAAATGAAGATAGATTTCAACTAGGTGCTAGCGGTTACTTAGCAGGAGCATCTCCTACACCAAGATATCCGAACGCAACAGGAGAAGGTTTATTCAAAAAAATCATAGTTCAAAACAATACACAAGACTTTGCGAATACTGACTACTACGCTTATTTACTTGGTATTCTTACTTATTCAAATCCAGAATCTACAAATATTAACGTATTTGCAACAGCAAGTATTGACTATGTTAACAACTCTAATTTATGTGAAGAGGCAATAGATATGATTCAATACCAAAGAGCTGATTCGGTTTATATTGTAACAACTCCGGACTATCGTTTAAACTTACCAGATGCTAATAATCCAGAATTAATAATCTATTCTCAAGAAGCGGTGGATAACTTAGATAACACAGGAATTGATTCTAACTATACGGCAACTTACTATCCTTGGATTTTAACAAGAGATACGGTTAACAATACACAAATCTACTTACCACCAACAGGTGAAGTTTGTAGAAACTTAGCTCTAACAGATAACATTGCATTCCCTTGGTTCGCATCAGCGGGTTACACAAGAGGTCTTGTAAATTCAATCAAAGCTAGACAAAAACTAACTCAAGAAGATAGAGATACATTGTATCAAGGTAGAATCAACCCTATCGCAACTTTCTCTGATGTTGGAACAGTAATTTGGGGTAACAAAACTTTACAAGTTGCTGACACAGCTCTTAACAGATTGAATGTTAGAAGATTGTTATTACAAGCTCGTAAGTTAATTTCAGCGGTAGCTGTAAGATTATTGTTCGAACAAAACGACCAAATCGTTAGACAACAATTCTTAGACAGTGTTAACCCAATCTTAGATTCTATCAGAAGAGATAGAGGTTTATACGATTTCCGTGTAACAGTTTCATCTTCTCCTGAAGACTTAGATAGAAATACACTTACAGGTAAGATTTACTTAAAACCTACGAAGGCTTTAGAATTCATCGACATCGAATTCTTCATTACTCCAACAGGAGCTTCGTTTGAAAATATCTAATAAAAAAATAGGGGGGAGTTCATCTCCCCCTTTTAGCCAATATGAGAAGAATAGTAGAAGGATTTAAATCAGAGCATACACCAGATATGAAATATTATGCATTCGATTGGGATGATAATATTGTTCACATGCCTACTAAAATAGTTTTAAAGACTGAAGACGGTGATGAGGTAGGTATGAGTACTGATGATTTTGCGGAGTATAGACACGACATTGGAAAAAAACCATTTGAGTATAAGGGTGAGATGGTTGTTGGTTTCGCTGATGATGCATTTAGAAACTTTAGAACTGCGGGAGATAAAGACTTTTTAATTGATGCAATGACAGCTAAAAAAGGTCCCGCGTTTAATGACTTTAAAGAAGCCATCAATAACGGTTCGGTTTTTTCAATAATCACGGCAAGAGGTCACAACCCAAACACATTAAAAGAAGCGGTTTACAATTATATTATCAACGGATTTGGTGGTATTGATAAAGACCAATTAATTAAGAATCTTAAAAAATATAGAACGTTTTCTGATGAAGAAGATATGTCTGATAATGATTTGATTAGGTCTTATTTAGAACTTAACAGATATCATCCTGTATCGTTCGGTAATGATGGAAGTGCAGCAAGTCCTGAAGAATTAAAGGTTATGGCGATGGACGAATTTGTGGACTATGTAAAAGGATTGGCTGCGTTACTTAATAAAAAGGCATTCCTAAAAAGAGATATTGCTAATAAATTCATACCAGAACAACCTAAAATAGGTTTTTCAGATGATGATTTAAAGAATGTAGAAAAGATAAGTAAACATTTTAAAGATAAACCAGATAATATAGTAAAAACTTATTCTACTGCTGGAGGAATTAAGAAGGAATATAAATAATGAATATTAATTTCCAACCACAAAGTAAATAGAAATATTTTTGATAAGACTATATTTATAAGATATAAAATAAAAAAAACAAAATTATAATAACATGGCTGATTTACTAATGAAAATGCCGATTCCTTACGAACCGAAACGTCAGAACCGATTCATCTTGAGGTTTCCTTCAAGTTTGGGGATTAATGAGTGGTTCGTGGAAAGTACGAAAAGACCATCTATCAAAATTGCTTCAACAGAAATACAATTTTTAAATACATCAACATACGTTGCAGGTAGATTTAACTGGGACGAAATGACAGTTAAGTTTAGAGACCCAATTGGACCGTCAGCAGCTCAAGCTCTTATGGAGTGGGTTCGTTTACACGCAGAGTCTGTAACAGGTCGTATGGGATACGCTGCGGGTTATAAGAAAGACATTGACTTAGAGATGTTAGACCCAACAGGAGTTGTTGTTGAAAAATGGATTCTTTATGGAACCTTCCTAACAAGTGTGGATTTCGGTTCTTTAGGATATTCAACAGACGCTTTAGCAGACATCACAGCAAGTCTTCGTCCTGACCGTTGTGTGTTGGTTTACTAATACTATTTATAAAAAATCAATAGAAACTATATTTAACCGTAAAGACATAAACTTTACGGTTATTTTTTTATATGGACAATCAAACATCAAATTACGCACAATCAAATTTCACACTTCCTCATGACGTGGTACCATTACCATCACAAGGAGTATTCTATAAAAACAAAAAGAAATCTGTTAAGGTAGGTTATCTTACCGCTGCAGATGAAAACATTCTTTTATCAGGTGGTGAGGACATTACCACTAATTTAATTAGAACTAAACTATATGAACCAGACATTAGAGTTGAGGATTTATTAGAAGGTGACGTTGAGGCAATCCTTGTCTTCTTAAGAAACACTTCATTTGGACCTGAAATTACATTAAATGTAACAGACCCTAACACAAGAAAGATGTTTGAAACAAATGTTGTTTTAGATGAGTTAACAATTGTTAATGGTCAAGAACCATTAGAAGACGGAACATTTATGATTACACTACCAAAATCAGAGGCAACTATTAAAATAAGACCAATGACATATGGGGAGATAATGGAAATTAATAAATTGGCCGAACAATACCCTCAAGGAAGAACAGTACCAAGAGTTACTTGGAGATTAAATAAACAAATTGTGGAAATAAATGGTAATCAAGATAAAGGAGAGATTGCCAAGTTTATTGAACAAATGCCAATCATGGATTCTAAATTCATAAGAAAGTTTATGGATGATAACGAACCAAGATTAAACATGAATAGAATAGTAACAACCCCATCAGGAGATAGACTGACAGTTAACGTCGGTTTTGGGGTGGAATTTTTTCGTCCTTTCTTCTGATTATAGAAAAGGTCAATTAGATGAATTTTATTATTTAAGTACACTAATGAATGTTGCATGGCAAGATTTTGAAAAAATGCCAATCTTTGTAAGAAAATATTTGTTGGATAAATGGATTGAAGAACACAGGGGGGACTAAAAAAATAGTCCTTCTTCTATTTATAAGAAAAACACTTTAATGGCAGAGAATAAAGAATCCGCGGAAGAGTATGGTAAATCAATGTCGGATGCCATATCCTTTGGTGCAGACCAATGGATAGGAGCTGTTGGGCAAATGATTGAGGCGGGGGATAAACTTACCAAGGCCTTTTCACAATCTCGTGCCAGAGTAAGTGAGATGATGACGGCTGTTAACGAAGCGGCTCCAAGAATGAGAAGACTTGGTGCTAGTTTCGAACAAACGGTTGATTTAATGGCAGACATTGCAAAAGCCACAGGTAAAAATACTTTGGCTTCTGCGGATAGTGTTGCT